ATTGCATTTGAGTAATACTCATGACTGACTTCAAAGACGATCTTCGTGAAACAAATATACTCATTCGAGAGGTTATTCTCCCCCAACTTGTAAAGATTGAAACTGAGCTTATATCCTTACGTAAACACGTATGGCCCTACGTCCAGGCGAAAAAGGAACAATTTATACTTAATGATCTTGAATCAAAACGAGAATTTTTAAAATTTTTGGATGAAGATACTGTTTTAGAACTATTGAAACTAAAGGCAAAAATATCATCATCGAGTTTTGAATTACATAAAAGAGAATATGATCTTACAAAAAATTTTTGTTAGTATATATTAAAATGAAACCTGCTCTCGCCATCACACTACTAATTTTGGCTATGATGTCGTCCGGAGTTGCAGCCTTAATTGTTTTTGCTTCCAAGGAAGACGAGACGATTGGTCCCAGTGCGGGACCCAGTGCGGGACCCAGTGCGGACCCCGCACCCGTAGAGGAACCATCTCCAGATGCCGAGGATACTCCCAGTACAGAAGGATATAAAATTAAGTATTCAGATTTTTAAATATGTGTATACAATAAATGATTCCTATCTTAATGATTCCTGGGGTTTCTAATCTCCTCCCATCTATCCCAGGGATGAATTTACTACCAACTACTTCAGAGATGTATAATGTCAAAACACCATTGCGTCTTTCGACGATTGGTTCGTTTGTTTGTTGTATGTTTATGTTTGTCAATGTTATTCAAAAGTTGGGTCCTCTCCCCAAGGGTCCACCACCAATGATGGCGATGCTCCTAGGTGCTTGTGTGTGTTCTATATTTTCAACAGGACGTATAGGCTTTGATATCAATAGGCGCCTTGCTCCAGAAAAAAAATAAAAAAACTAAAGTAAAAAATGGTTGATCCAGCAACTGCAGCTGCTGCGACAAAAGCTACAAGGTGGTCATGTTTGTTCATGAATATAAAGAATTTACTATTATGAATAGTAAATGGTCGGTAAAAATAAAAATGAAGTTTCAACTCGTCTCACACCTGAGCAGTGTCTACAACAATCAATGGATTCTCGTGTAGATGCGATGAACAAAGCTCTTGGGGGTGAGAGGGTTCGTTACAGGTCTTCGAGAAACCCAGGTAGTTTTGTATCCTTTTTGGAGGGTCGTCTAGAGATTTGGGATGAAGTGAAGGATAAAACCTTCCACGGTACAAGGATGTATGAGAAGACTAAGGAAATCCTTGAGTCAAAAAGATTTGGGGTTGAATAGAAAATAAAGAAAAATCAGTGTCTATACACTCGCGTAAAATTGGTACTTTGATACTACCAATTTTACGAGACAGTTTTGCTTTTCGTTTAGACATTATCTTAACTTCCATCGGTTATGATTTCACTTAGGCGATCGAGTTCCCGCCCCTTTCGTGTCATCTCATTTTTCAGTTCTTCGATTCGTTCTTTCATTACGTTATCCATTTCATTTTCATTTACAATAATGGGGATTTAATTACCGAACGCGACACCGGCCATACCATTCTTGATACGGAGGATATTGTAGTTCACTGCATAGACGCGGTGAAGTGCGTTGCCACCCGTTGGTCCAACAATCGAGAGTTTGGCATTGTCGATGCGCGAGAAGTTTAGGGTTCCTGAGGGTTGCATCTTGCTCAAGTTGAGACAGAATGGCCATGTGAAGGTGGGGAGATCTAAGAGAACCTCATCGGGAAGATCTGTACTGTGCATTTCGGGAACAACGTTGTGGTGATATACTGGAGATGTATCTTCAAATAGAGCAACGCCATTGATGTAGAGGGAAGACTTTGAAAACGTGAACTCAGAGTCCCAGTTGGAAGATGTAGCATTTCCTGATACGAGGTGAAGAGATTTCACGGGGTGGTTAAAGTAACTGAGATCCACATTGGTGTCAGTGTTAGTGGCTGGTTGGTATTGTGTTTGGGTAAAAAGGATTTCATGATCATTGTCTGTAAAGAATTTACGTTCATCTGTATCTAAGTAGATGTAGTTACCATATACCTTTGGTGTTCCATCGGGGGTGTATCCATCGCGACATTTGATGCGAACTTCAACTTCATGGTACTGGAGAGCAACGAGAGGAAGGGATTTAGTCCAGTCTTCACCGAAGAAGAATGGAATCATGTAATGATTTCCACCGTGGTTAGTTTTTTGGGTGTTAGTGGTGACAGTCGCAGAAGCCTTTGCTGCATTGTCACGGAGAAGGGGGTTGTGAACACCCTGAATAAAAAGAGAGTCGAGGGTGCACACCATTTGTCCACCGATCCACAACTGGAATTCGGTTGGAGACGATGCATTTCCTGAAAATAACCCATTACTGTTGTTGTCAATACCAGCGATATTGGCGTCTTCAATCCATATGTAGCTCATGAGGTCACCCTTGGAGCGGATGGGGATAGTAACTTCGTTATTCGCACCGAATGTGCCGATGTAATCTAAGCGCTCTGGCTTCATGGCAAAATTGGTGTGTCGTTTGTAATTTTGACGGAAAAAGCTGACCTCTGGGTCTCCTGTGATATAGACATCCTGGGCACCTACCGAAACAAGTTCGATTAAAGCAGCTGACATTTATTAATAAATGATATTAAAAATCTGGCTCATAATAAACATATGGTAGTTTTTCAGGCTCTGACTTGGGAAGCTCGTGACGAAGATGACGAACATTTGATAAGTATTTTTGGTAAAACTGAAACTGAGAAATCCATATGTGTAACTACGTCATTTACACCCTACTTTTTTATTAAACTCGATTCGAGAGTTTCAGCAAAGGAGCTTTATAAAACTATCGATGAAAAATGTCCTGAATGTGTAATCTCTTATTCGGTTATGGATTCCAAGGATGTTTGGGGGTTTCAAAATAATCAGATGTTCCGTTTTATGAAGATAGATTTTGTAAACCTCCAAACGCGTCGTCGTGTGGACTATTTTTTAAAGCGTCCACTGCATTTATATTCTTCTGGTCTTTTTAAAGCTAAAGTATATGAATCAAATTTAGACCCAGTTCTTCGCCTGATGCATCGAACTGGTATACAATCAACGGGATGGTTAGACACTGGTGATAAATGTGTTCGCTCTCATCTGGCTAATGTAGATATTGATCTATTTTGTAATGATTGGACTACATTGACACCCGTTAATAGGGATGATATTGCACCATTTGTAGTAGCATCTTTTGATATTGAATGTAACAGTTCCACAGGAAAATTTCCAGATGCTGATGTTAATGGGGATGCGTGTTTTCAGATTGCGATTTCCCTATGTAAGTTTGGTACCGATGAGCCATACGAAAAGATATGTCTGTGTTATAAAAATACGAGTGGACCCGATGTGAGGAGTTTTGACACTGAACGTGAAATGCTTGAGGCTTTTCAGAAATATATACAAGAAAAGGATGTAGATATTATAACGGGTTGGAATATATTTGGTTTTGATCTTGAATACATATACAAACGAGCATTTATTTGTGGGTGCAACTCTAACTTCTTCAAGCTTGGGAAACTCAAAGATCAGAGTTGTGAAATTGTTGTGAAAAAATTGAGTTCGAGTGCTCTAGGGGACAATCTTCTGAAACTTTTCCCTATGTCCGGTCGTTTCGTTTTTGATATGTTTCACGAGGTCAAGAAGGGTTACAAGTTGGATTCTTACAGTTTGAACAATGTTTCAAAATTATACATCGGTGACCAAAAATTAGACATGTCCCCAAAGGAGATGTTTGCTCGATATCTCGAGGGTGATCCAGATAAGTTGGGTGAAGTTGCAGACTATTGTATTAAGGATACTTTACTGCCCCACAAGTTGTTGAAAAAGATGTGTATTCTTTTGAATCTTTTAGAGATGGCAAAAGCGACATGGGTTCCGTTATGTTATCTTGTGGAACGAGGGCAACAGATTAAGGTATTTAGTCAATTGACTAAGAAGGCCCGTGAAATGGGGTTTATGGTCCCAACTATTCGTTATGGTGCGATACCTGAAGAACCCTATGAGGGTGCCACAGTTTTAGAGGCTCAAAAGGGTGCATATTACACTCCAATCACAGCACTGGATTTTGAAGCACTGTATCCCTCTATCATGATGGCTCATAATCTTTGTTATTCTACGTATGTCATGGATGAAAAGAATTATGGAAATGTTCCGGGTATCACATATGAAACGTTCGAAATTGGGGATCGAAAATATAAGTTTGCTCAAGGTGTGGAAAGTCTTTTACCGAGTATTCTTTTAGAGCTTAAACAATTTCGTAAAAAGGCCAAGAAAGATATGGCCGCAGCAACGGGTTCTATGAAAGAGGTCTATAATGGTAAACAATTGGCCTACAAAGTTTCGATGAACTCCGTTTACGGTTTTACGGGGGCTGGTAAGGGTATTTTACCATGTGTTCCAATTGCTTCTACTACAACGTGTCGGGGTCGAGGTATGATTGACGAGACGAAAAAATATGTAGAAGAGAACTTCCCAGGCGCGAAGGTGAGATACGGAGACACTGATTCGGTGATGGTTGAGTTCGATGTGGGTGATCGTAAGGGGGTGGATGCGGTTAAATACAGCTGGGAAGTTGGAGAACGCGCCGCGGAAGAATGTAGTGCTCTATTCAAGAAGCCAAATAATTTGGAGTTAGAAAAGGTATATTGGCCTTATTTTCTATACTCTAAAAAGAGATACGCCGCCAAATTGTGGACGAAGGGAAAAGACGATCAAATGCATATGGACTATATAGACATCAAAGGTCTCCAAGTTGTTCGTAGAGACAATACACCTCATGTGAGGGAAGTGTGTAAAGAACTATTGGATGTAGTTCTCACATCAAGTGATCCCGGTCCACCCAGAGAACTTGCAAAGGAGCGAGCTATTGAACTTCTTTCGGGTGATGTTCCCCACGAAAAATTGATTTTGAGTCAATCACTATCGGACACATATAAAGTTGATGGTAAAAATGTCTCTATTACGAGTCCGGAAAGTGTGAACATTAACCAGGCACATGTTCAGGTTGTAGTAAAGATGCGAGAACGTAAACCGGGTTCGGAACCGCAATCTGGTGATCGTGTTCCCTATTTACTCACAAAGACGGGAGATCCAAAAGCTAGAGCTTTCGAAAAATCAGAGGATCCGAAGTTTGTTGAAGAACATGATATCCCAGTGGATTATCACTATTATTTCCAAAACAAATTTTTAAATCCTGTGTGTGATTTACTCGAACCCTTATTTGAAAACACCAAACAGGAAATTTTTGGTGAAATCATTGATCAACACAAACCACCGAAGAAGAAAAAGGAACCCTCGTTGACTGGTATGAAAAAACAGGAATTGATTGAGGAATGTAAAAAATTAAATTTGGATGACACTGGTAAAGTATCGGATTTACGAGAACGTATTAAAGAACATAGAATTAAAAAAAGTGTTAGTGTTGAAGACATATTTAAAAACTTCGAGCTATAATATTATAAGAAATGAGTATTCCAGATAAAATCGTTGAACTGATAGAAGAAGAACTGAATGAGAGAATGAACACACTATTTAATGAATATGCGGAGACAATTTCAAAAAAGCACGGAATATCCCTCAACATTTTATTAAGGGATCTTCCAGAGATATGTTCAGTTACTTTGTGTAAGGGACAAAAAAGTGATGGACGAAGGTGTATGTTTAAGGGCATTCACAATGGATATTGTAGACATCACAAAGAACAGGGTGAAAAAATAAGGCAACGAGTTCTAACCAGCGAACCAGTACACACACATGGGAATGACATAATGTTTCTTAAATCTTGTCCAGCCTGTAATATATCTAACAGGCTTATAGATTTGAAAAGTATACTTAACAATGAGTAAATCAGATATTCTACTAACATCTATAAATACATTTTACAACGAAGACAAGAATAAAACTAAACTATTGAACATTCTAGATAAGACGACGGGAATATCTCTTCGTAATTTGGAGTGGTTTATCACAAATTATGCAAAAAAACATAACACGACATACACGACCAACGATGGTAAGTTGTTCACCGTTCATTGCGCTTATAAGTCAAGCTTAGATGGGTATAGTAAAAAATTATTCGATCCATTTTGTCGATCTACAAAATTCCCCTATGTAGTCCCAGGAACATCTCATGAAATCCAAACGACACTTGCTCAGTTAAATTTCATCAAATGGTGTATCAAAAACAACATAATCGATTACATTAACGATAATCGCGGTTTTTTATTTAATAAGCAATCGACATAAATCCACCTTCGAATGTAAAAGTTTGATACCCGGTGTAATACATATTTAGGGAATATGTATTCGAAGACACATCGACGGCTTGTCTATACACAGGGTTTATAGGGGCTGTGTCCAACTTTACTTCTATAGAGGTTTTATCAGATTTAATTTCACTGAAATCAAAGTTTCCCGATGGTTCCACATTGATCGGATTCATCGAGAAACTATACGTATATATATTCCTGTAAGGTCTAGCTAATCGATTTCTTGATGGGACGAGATATTTATAATATGTATGCCCGGTGTCTAAGAGATTTGGTAGTTTAAATCCATTTAGTGAGAGTGTTGTAGATTCCATTATAGGGTTAAAAATCGATTCTTGGTGTATGAAGGCTGCGTTAGATGAAAAATTGAATCTATTCTGATACGCATACGTTTCAGCATTTGATGCAGTAAAACCCCATGCATTAGTTGATACATTTTCATCCTCAAATGACGTATTCCTGAGAAACCAATGTAAACATTTGACTGGAATGTTGGGTACGAGATTCGTTTTAATTGTATCTTCACCAACGACACTTACTGTAGTTGGGTGTTTTCTGACTAGATCTGTAATTAAAGTTTGTTTCTCTTTTAATAAAAAGTTTTTTTCTTCCGCACTGACTGTAATCTCTTCGGTTATGAGGTCAAATGAAGATATTTCCAAATTTAGGGCTGTGTTTGAGAAGAATGATTCCTTGTGGAATTCGAGTTCAAATGTAAGTTTTTGTTTGTATGCAGAACACAAGGGGAAGTATGGTCTATTTGGTTTGTTTGATGAATATTCATCACTTGAAAATTTCCTTGAAAAGAAAAAATGGAGGGGTATAACTAGATCGGTTTTACTTTGTGCGACCGTGGGATTTGGCACTTCAGGGGTTTTATCATATCCTATGTTTCTGTTTACAAGAAATCTGTTTGCAACTTTCTCTGACATTTCTAAATACAGTTCATCATATATAATTCCCCAATCGTCATATATTTTTTCTAATTCCAATTCATCAACAAACATAGTCACACTTTTGAGTAAGTGTCTACCCAATTGATCTGCGTAATTTTCACCCGAACTTAGCGCGGGCATCGTGATACTCAACCACATATTGCTCAATAAATCACCCATATTGGTTGGGTTGAATTGAACTTTAATAGTTTCTCCGAACGGCCATCCAGCTATTTGTCCTTTATTTACAACTTGATGACTTCTATGATATTTTCGAAACTCTGAGTGTCTTGGTGGGGCTTCGTAGTTAAAGAAAGATTCTTCTGGGTCTTTGGAAAGCAGGTGGGTGTCCTGTTTTCCAATAGCATTAAGGGAAATCTTAGCGGCTTCACCCATACTTACTAGTATTTACATATTTTTAATATCCATTTTCCACATTGTGATATGACTCATTTTCATTATACGTTCCAAATCTTCATTAGCCTGCTTAGCCTCTTTGATTAGGGATTCTACAGACTCTTCTGTGTATTGCACCGTTTTGATGTTGAGGAGATAGTCGTAGTTTCCCTCAATTTTCGGGAACGTTTGCGACATTTCGGACTCGAGGTCTCTTTTCTTTTTTTTGAAGACTACCAATTTTCCCTCTATGACCATAGACACAAACTTTGATTTGTGTCCGCACATCGCAGCCCTCTTCTGTAACACATCTACAAGATGTGCTTTTCGCTTCTTGTAGTGTTCCAATCGGAGTTCCACAAAGTCCCGGAGAATCTCTTCAGCATTCGCATACTTGTGGATGCCCCGAGTTGGGTGGAAGAGGTGCATGTTCGATGTGTGGAATGTCTTCTTCATCTTGAGGTCCTTCACCAAGTCCTTTCCAGTGTAGCCAAAAATCTCAAAATCCACATCCTCCGTAGTGCTGTTGTTCGTGTAGCTATTGATAATCTTCTTTTCCACGAGTGTGTCCAGGTATTCCTTGTAGTCTTGGGTCCATCGCCCGGGTGGGAGTTCTGTGACTTTGAGTCTGGAACCCGTGTCTTTGTATACACCCTCCGTGATCCAGAGACCGGTGTCATCCTTGTAGACGTGCCCCTTGAAACCCTTAAACCATGGCTTCATTTCAATAAGATCTTCACCCTCCAAAGTTCTCTTGATATTTTCCTTGATATCTTCAGGATTGAATGGTGGTACGTAACAACTGAAACCCGTACCGATACCCTCCGTACCATTCACCAAAACCATAGGTAAGGTGGGCATGTAAAAGTCTGGTTCGATGGAGCGTCCATCGTCGTCAAGGTAGTTGAGAATTGCATCGTCTTTAGGATCGAAGAGTTTTCGGGCCTCCTTGGTCAACTTGGTAAAGATATATCTCGTTTGAGATGCATCTTTCCCACCCATCAGTCTAGTTCCAAACTGACCACATGGTTCAAGGAGATTGATGTTATTGGACCCCGTGTAATCATTCGCCAACTTGACGATTGTATCTGCGAGGGAGACTTCACCGTGGTGGTAGGCACTCTTTTCAGCCACATAGGCTGCCAACTGTGCCACCTTCATCTCATCCTTGAGGTTCTTCTGGAAACAGGAATACATAACCTTCCGCTGCGAGGGTTTGAGACCATCAGCCACGTGGGCGATTGATCGCTTCAGGTCTGCGAGACTGAAGTTAACTAGATCCTTGTGAACAAAGTCTGTGATGTCAAGTTGCTTCACATTTCCATAGGGAACCTCAAGTTCCGAAGCCTCCTTGGCTGTGCTGTCAAGGAGCCAGGTCTTCCGTGAATCGGCCATCTTCTTGTCAAATGCGAGAACGATCGACGTGTCCGTCATCACATCCACGTCAAACTTGACTGTGAGATCCTGAATCTTCTTGAAGTAGTCTCTCGCTTCCGCAGATGTTGAGGTACCCAAACCCTTGTAGTACTTGATTTTCCACCCAGCTTTTCCGGTTCCATACCATGTTCGGAAAGTCGAGTCAGTGTAAAAAGACATAGTCTCTGAACCCTTGGTGGCTTTGATGATTGGGGTCACCATAGAAACGACAAATCCCAATTTGAGGAGGCTCGGCCAGAAGTAGTGGATCATGTTTAGGATCAGACCCTTGATGTGGGACCCGTCATTATCTGCATCCGTCATGATCATGAGCCTCCCGTAGCGGAGTTCGGACACATCTTTGTAGTTCTTACCCTGTTGGAGACCCAAAATCTTCTTGAGATCGTTGAACTCCTGGTTAGATGAGAGTTGAGCCACTGAGACATCCCTCACATTCTTACATTTCCCACGGAGGGGGAAGACACCGTAGTGATCCCTCCCAACCACCGAGAGACCAGCGACCGCCAGGGTCTTCGCCGAATCACCCTCTGTCACGATGAGTGTACACTTCCCCGACTGTGCGGTACCAGCCTTGTTCGCGTCGTCCAACTTGGGGATCCCCGTAATCTTAGACTTCCGGGCACCGTCAGACTTTTTGAGCTCCTTCATCTCCTTAAACTTCGAGAGTGCCAGAAGTTCATCTTGAATCCCAGTCTTTAGGGCATTCTTGATGAAGTTCTTCGGGGGATCAAACTTCGAGCCAAAGTCTTGGGACTTTGAGGTGCATTCAGACTTGACCTGACTCGAGAACGTTGGGTTCT